GGTTCGGTAGAGAGCGTTTCGGCACAAGAATCAGGAGCTGTTGAGCTTGTAGATAATGGACAGTTTATAGGTGTAGCTAACGGTACTGATGTTACTACATTGAGTGGGTGGGCAGCTTATAATGTTGCTACGTCAAAAACTATAGAAAATAATAGATTAGTAATAGTTACTTCCGGAGGTAACCAAGGTGCTAAATTTAACCTTAGTGGTATAGCTAACGGTATGGAAGTTAATCTTAAGATAGAAAGCGTAACGGGAGATATTAGCAATGGGGCTTTATTTATAGATGGCTCTGTAGGTTCTGTTCCGACATCATCAGGTTCTGTTGATTTTACGTTTGTAAAACAATCAGATAATAATTTATTATACTTTAGGTCAGGAGGTAATGTTTCAGGTACTACAAGTTACGCAAACATCTCTATTCAAGCAACCAATCAGTTTGCTTATGGGTACGAAAGGTTTGGTTCAGATAATGCAGGAGGCCAAAACACTGTATTTGATTTACAAGCTAAGACTGTTAGGTTTATCGCAGCAACTACAGGCTTCAATCATATTGCAGCGTCAGATAATTTTACAGCTACGAATCAAGAGTATCTTCTTAAAATTGATGTTGAATCAATAGTAGGTACTTCTGATTTTATTTGGTATAATGGCTCAGGCTACTACCGTATTAAATTAAAGCTAGGTGAAAATGAATTTAGATACACAAGGCAAGGTTCTGATAGTGGTATATATTTTGGTATTGATGTTAATTCTGCCGCTGATATAGGCTCATCGTTTACGCTTAATAGCATATCATTGCAAGAGGTTGTGAACCAACCAAAGCTAATTGGAGTTGATAATGTATCAATGGTAAGTGCACCAACAGACAATACTGTTGTGATAAACAACGGACTTACTGATGGAGCTGACAATCTTACTATAACTTACGCAGGTGCATCCGCATCTTCAAGAGTACAGATGAGAAACTTCTTCCAAGACAGCATTATCCGTTTAGCGAATAGTAATAATACTGCTGAGGTTTTAGAGATAACTCCTCCGGTGCTTATAACTGACATAGTTGCAAGCTAGTAAATCAAGTAAATAAACTACTAAAGAGCCTTTTTATAGGGCTCTTTTTTTTTGCGTATATTTGTGAAAAGATTTTAAGATGATAGATGCAGTAAGAAATACAGTCCTTGCTATACTTAATAAGAATAACTACGGATACCTTTCCCCATCAGACTTTAACCTGTATGCACAAAAAGCTCAGTTAGAGATATTTGAGGATTGCTTTTACCAATACAACACACAACTTAACTTAGAAAATGCACGTAGGTCAGGAACTGAGTACGCTAATTTATCTAAAGGCATACTTGAGACTATTGATTTGTTTTCAAAGACAGCTCCGTTAGTTCAAGTTGCGACCAACACATACACAACGCCTTCAGATTATTACCTAATCAACAAGGTACTTTGCTCAAGTGGTGGTGCGTTTAAAGGAGAGGCTGAAAGGGTTAGTCAGTCAAAGATTACAATGCTTAACGCTTCAATTCTTACAGCACCTAGCGTTGACTTTCCTGCATACACGACTGAAGGGTCTGTAATGACAATTTATCCTAGTACATTTAATGGTGCTTCAGATATTTCAGCTCAGTACGTTAGATACCCTTTAACACCTAAATGGACTTACAGAGCAGTTTTAGAAGAACAAGGCCCTGTGTTTAATCAATCCGCAAGTGATTATCAAGACTTTGAGTTACCGCTTGACAACCTAAATGATTTGGTTATAAAGATATGTCAGTACGCAGGTGTTGAGATACGTGAGGCGATGGTGGTGCAGTACGCACAAGGAGAAGAACAACAAAATAACTTACAACAATAATGGCATATATATCTCAGTATCAGTACTACGAAAATTCAGGCGCAAACCCTGAGGATGCTAATTGGGGTTCATACCAATACGTTAGCCTAAAGGATATTGTCAATAACTTTATGTTGATGTACCAAGGAAACCACTCTTTGGTAAACAACGAGGACCGTTTTAAGATTCTATTTCACGCTAAGCGTGCAGTGCAGGAGCTTAACTACGATGCATTTAAGGAGATTAAGACTCTTCAACTTACAGTGAATGATGCAGTACGATTCGTGTTGCCTTCAGACTATGTTAATTGGGTTCGTGTTTCTTTGTATGAGAATGGTGTATTGTATCCAATGACTGAGAATATTCAGTTGACATCAGCGCAAGCATACTTGCAAGATAATAATGCTAAGATATTATTTGACGAATCGGGTAGTGTATTAAAGCCTGAGTTCTCACCAATTGACGTTGACAGGATTACAGGTACTAAGAAGACGATATACTTAAATGAGAATAGCGCATACAACAACGCAGAGGGTTATTGCTGTGATGGTATGTGGTACTTTGATTTTGCAATAGGAGCTCGTTACGGGCTTAATACGGAGACGGCTAATGCTAACCCTACCTTTAGAATAGATTCGAAAGCAGGGGTTATTAATTTTGATTCTACGATGTCAGGTAAGAGCGTGATAGTAGAGTACGTATCTGATGGTATGGAGGGTGGTGATAATTCTCTTATAACAGTTAATAAACTATTTGAAGAGTACGTGTACGCATACATTCAATACTCTATCTTAGATAGCAAGTTGGGCGTTCAGGAATACATTGTAAATAGAGCAAGGAAAAAGAAGTCATCACTTCTACGTAACGCAAAGATAAGAATCAGTAACATACATCCGGGTAGATTGCTTATGAATCTAAGAGGACAAAACAAGTGGATTAAGTAGTATGGCTAATAGTAAAAGAAATTTTATAGCGGGTAAGATGAACAAGTCGCTTGACGAGAGACTTGTGCCTAACGGTCAGTATATTGATGCAATGAACGTACGCCTTGGTTCTACTGAGGATTCAGAGATTGGTTCTGTAGAAAACTCAAAGGGTAATACTATTTTGACTTCAGTAAATCTAGGTATCTTCGGTTCCACCACTTACAACCTTAGTGCAAACGCTCGATGTATAGGTGCTTTTGAGGATGGAGTAAATGAAACTATATATTGGTTTATACACGATAGCAATTCTCCATCAACATCTACAGGTAAGGCCGATTTGATAGTATCATTTAATACTAAAACATTTAACTTAAGATACCACGTAAAAAGTTTTAAGAACTCTGAAGATGTTACTAACACTACCTTAAACTTTAGCTCATCACACCTTATATCTAATGTAAATAAAATTGGTGATTTATTATTTTTTACAGATAACTACAACCCTCCTAGAAAAATTAATGTAAACGATTCGTATGCTTACCCTGCGAGTATTGGTGGGGTGGATAACTTTCACTACAATGATATTCTTGTTGTAGTTAAACCACCGTCATATGCTCCATCTGTTATAAATACAGTTACAGGTTCTTTAGATACGTTTATGCAAGAAAGGTTTATCTGCTTTTCTTATAGGTATAAATATAAAAACAACGAGTACTCAGCCACGTCTCAATTCACAAATCCTAGCTTTGTTCCTCAACCATTTTCACTATCTTCAGATAACTTTTTAAATGAAGGGATGGTCAACTCAAAAAACGGAGCTACTCTTACGTATAACACAGGAGGTAGTGAGGTTGTTGAAGTAGAGATATTATTTAAAGAATCATCATCTAATATTATAAAGGTAATTGAATCTATAGATGCAACTACGCTTCCTAATAATACAGACCAACAATATACTTTTGAAGACAGTAAAATATTTACAATACTTTCAAGTGGTGAGATATTAAGACTTTACGATAATGTACCTTTATTAGCTAAAAGTCAAACCCTTATGGGAAATAGACTTATGTATGGTAATTATGTTGACGGGTATGATTTAAAGCGTGATGGTGTAAAAACTAAATTTGATTATTATATTGAGTCAATTAGTGAGTCGTTTGGGCTTACACCAATAACTACTTTTAATGTTCCTTTAAACGGGCAAGAATATATCTTAGCAAACGCAGAAGAGTCTAGTGGTAGAGTAGAAGTAACTCTTAGTGAAATAACAGAATTAAAAGCAGGAGGTAATCTTACACTTAGCTTTACAATTGAACACGATGATTGGGAGCCTTCAACTCCGAGTGCCTCTATTCCCACAAGTATAAACCCTCCTACTACAGTTGCGTTTAATTATACTCTTTTACAAGATTTTAATAGCGTATCTGAGTTAGTTAATAGTATTGATTTTCAAGAGAAAATGGGTACGGCAAGTAATATTAAAACAGTAGCTCTTTCAGGGACAGGTTCTACTTTTACAGATATAATAAACGATTCATTACTAACTGAAATAGGTTCATACACTAAATTTGAAAGCGGTATAGCTACGGCAGGAGAACCTATATTAGTTACTGCAGCCACAGGTTCAGTTGTTTTAAATTTATCTGTTATAACTATGGGTTATACTACAGATACTTCGGCTCCATCAACATCCAATACAGTTTACGAGCTTTTTAATTTAACAAACATTGACTTCTCGTATTCAGAAATAGGTAGCTCTTTAAGTTTGCATAGTAATAGAGGATACGAGGTTGGTATTGTTTATATGGATGAGTTTAATAGAGCTTCAACAGCTTTAGTTAGTAATAACAACAATGTATACATACCGTGTGCTAATAGTATAAATAAAAACACTATTAAACTTACAATACCTACATCTCAAATAGCTCCTGAGTTTGCTAAAAGATTTAAGTTTGTAATAAAACCTGATGGTGAAGATTACGAGACTATATACTCTCAATTATACTTTGAGGAAGCGGGTACAAGTTTTACATATTTTAAATTAGAAGGAGAGAGTATAGCAAAGGTTGAAGAAGGAGATAGATACATTGTAAAAAGGTCAGCATCAGGCCCTTCAAATAGTTGCTTATATGCAACTGTTCTTGAGAAGGTTACTTTAGCTGAAGGGGATATAATATCAACCGACTCTAATATAACCGTACCTGCAGGTACGTATATGAAAATACAACCTTCTAATTTTTCTACAAGTCTTGAGGAGAATAGTTACGTAAATCCCGGTTCGCAAGAATCACCATCTTCAGTTGACGCAGAACCTACTTTCTTAAATTATAGAAACTTTGAAGAGAGCATAACAACTAATACGTTTAGTAATTACGCTATACCTCAAGGTTCTTCAATAGAGATGAATCTTAATTTATATAGGAATGCGTCTACTAACTTTACTCAATCTTGTGATTATCTTTACTTTAAATTTAATAGAACATTTACAGCTTCAGATAACTATGATGATATTATTGATTGGTTTAATGGTGATAATATAGCTTCTACGTTCTCATCTGCAAATACTAGTAGCGGGATTTCTTTTGATTACGATACGCAGGAACAAACAAATATTTTTACTTGGCGTGGTAACACTACATCAGCATCTAATACTAAAGTAAACTTTGCTTGGTTTAAAAGTACTGCGGCTACTAATCTTAATGAGATAATCTTTTTAATTAGAGGGTTTGATGCTTGTCCATCAAGTGGCTATAGTTCAAGTGGTCGAGCTAAGATAAAAGCATCTTTT